GGCGCAACTTTTACATTCCAAGTTCTGCCAATATTTCCAACAGCAGGAGGCGCAGCACCAGGAGCGCTAACTGACACTTGGACAATGACAGTAATTGGACAACCAGCAGAAAACTTTAGCTAAGAGATCGGAGCATCGGGAGCTATGAAACTATCAATTACAATTGAATATAACGGGGGCGAAGTTGCCACCTATATTGCTCAACCGCCAGAGTGGGCCAAGTGGGAAAAGACCACAGGCCACACAATCACAAAGGCGCAAGACAATATAGGAATCTGGGATTTAATGTTCTTGGCATATAACGCTTATAAGCGCGAAAGTGCTGGTAAGCCAGTCAAGTCTTTTGATATCTGGATGGAAACTGTTGCCGATGTAAGGACTGGCAACGATGACCCAAAAGCCATCAGCCCGACAGCATAAGGCGGCTATTAGTAATAGTTGCTCTTAAGACTGGTATCCCAGTGCAGTATTGGGATGATTGGGACGATGTAGCAACAGCAGTCGAGCTGATAAAGGAGATGAATAGCAATGGCTGAAGAAGTGTCAGCATTTGATAGGACAGAGCTTCGCCAAGTCTATAAAGCCTTTTCCGTTTTAGGGGACGAAGCCAAAGCCGAGGCTCGCCAAAGTTCTAATGCTCTTGCTACTTATTTGCAGACTGCAATTGCTACAAAAGCCAGAACTAGAACGCAAGGCCAACAAGCCATTAATCGAATCGTTAGCGGATCTAAAGTATCAAAAACGAGCACTACTGGCGAAATTAAATACGGCTTTGCTAGTCAAAGATTTAGCGGTGGAGCTAATACTCAAATGCTTTGGGCTGGCTTTGAATTTGGTTCAAATAAATTTAAGCAATTTCCTGCTTACTCTGGCAGACAAGGTCGCGGCTCTCGCGGATGGTTTATTTATCCAACATTACGCCAAGAACAGAAAAATATTGTGGCACAATGGACAGCGGCATTTAATAAAATATTAGATAAGTGGGGCATCAATGGCATCTGATTCAAGAGCCTTAACGCTCAAACTTTTAGCAGACACAGCTGACTTCCAAAAGAAATTAGCAAATGGGTCTAAAGACATTGATTCAATTGGCGAGCGCGCTGCTGAATTTGGCAAGAAGGCGGCAATAGCCTTTGCTGCCGCTGGTGCAGCCATTGGTGCATTTGCAGTAAGCGCAGTCAAAGCTGCTGCTGAAGATGAAACCGCTCAGCGCAGATTAGCCGAGACTATTACTGCAACAACTGGCGCAACTGCTAAACAAATTGAAGGCGTAGAGCAATATATAAAGCAAACTTCTATTGCTATTGGAGTTGCTGACGATGGCTTGCGTCCAGCTTTTACTCGCCTAGTTAGATCAACTCAAGATGTAGAAGAAGCTCAGAAGCTGCTAAATTTGGCACTAGATTTAAGTGCTGCAACTGGTAAGCCATTAGAGACAATATCTAACGCTTTAGGTAGAGCCTATGATGGCAACACTACCGCCCTTGGCAAGCTTGGCCTTGGCCTTGATGCAGATATTATAAAAAGCAAAGACTTCGATGCAATTTTTCAGCAGCTTACTGGCACATTTGGTAACTTTGCAGAGAACGAGTCTGAGACTACAGCCAAGCAGTTAGAGCGCGTCCAGATTGCACTCGATGAGGCTAAAGAATCTATTGGCGCTGCTTTGCTGCCAGTAGTTCAAGAACTTACGGCTTGGATATTAGATAACTTTATTCCAGCCCTAGAAGCTTTTATTGCTGGTCTTACTGGTCAAAATGGATTAGAAGATTCTTTGACAGATACGGAAAAGAAATTTGTAAATTATGGCAAAACAGTCCGAAAGTTTATTGATACAGTTATTGATTTAAAAGATGAAATTCTTGTGGTCGGCGCAGTTATGCTTGGAGTTTTTACAGCTAACAAAATAGCTGCTGGAGTCGCTGCAATAATTACTCTTATAACTACTCTTAGAAAAGCATTATCAGCACTCAGAGCAAGTGCAATGATCGCTGGCGTTGCCCAAATGTTTGCATTAAATCCTTTACTTGGCGTTGGTGCTATTGCCATAGGCGCAGCAGTTTTAGCTGGTGCTAATGCTGCTTTTGGCGGCGATGATACTCAAGGAGAACGACCAGATTTATTCTTTCCAACTGGCGGCACTCGAGGTGTTACTGGGGGTGGCGTTACTGGCGGTGGCGTTACTGGCGGTGGCGGTGGCGGTAAAGTAACTATTCCTGATTTAATCACAGGAACAATGCCTAAATTCCCATCTACAGTAAATCCAACTGGCACAGCTATACCTTCAACATTTGATGTAGCAGCATTTAGGAAAGGCGAAGAAGGTGATCGACCTATCGTTATCAATGTCAATGCGCCAAGTGCAATAGATGAAGAAGGATTTACTCGAGCAGTAGTCTTAGCTCTAAACAATAGCAATGCTCGCAACGGCGGTGGAGGCGCTATTCTCGGCGGCCTAGTAGCAGAATGACCCTTTGGAATCCAGTTTATAGAGTTAAGGTTGATGGCGTTACAGTTACTAGCGCAACCCTTAGCGGCTTAACTATTACCTCGGGTCGCACCGATATTTATCAGCAGCCGATTGCTGGTTACTGCAATCTAAGTCTTATAGAGACAGCTGAAGCTGCAGTCCCCTATGAAGTAAATGACGCAGTAACAATAGAAGTCCAAGATTCTACTGGCGCTTATGTCAATCTCTTTGGCGGCTTTATTACTGACTTAGGCATTACAGTCCAGACTTCAGGATCAACAGCTACAAGCCAGCAAATTAAAATCGTTGCAGTAGGAGCTTTAGCGCGACTTGCGAGGGCAGTTTATACTGGCAACTTTGCTCATCAATTTGATGGAGACCGCATTGAAGAATTACTCAGCACAGTGCTATTTGACCAATGGAATGAAGTGCCAGCTGCCGAGACTTGGAATGGTTATGATGCAACTACTCAATGGCAAGATGCTGAAAATAGCGGATTGGGTGAAATAGATACTCCGGGCGATTATGACTTGCACTCCGAAAGCAATTTGAATGACACAGTTTATAACCTAGCTTCTCGCTTTGCGACCAGCGGACTTGGCTATTTATACGAAGATGCTCAGGGCAGAATTGGGTATGCTGACTCAACACATAGAAGCCAATATCTTTCAACTAATGGCTATGTCGATTTAGATGGCAATCACGCCATCGGCCCAGCCCTTTCCATCGTTAAGCGAGCTGGCGATGTCCGAAATGCCATTACAGTTGGATACGGCGTAGGCAATGCCGAAGTGAGCGATGAAGATGCAGCTTCTATATCTCTTTACGGCCAACTAGCTACCACAATTTCTACAACTCTTAGAAATAAAGCAGATGCCGAAGCCCAAGCAGCCTTCTATCTACTTATTCGAGCTTATCCTCAATTTGCTCTTAGGCAAATAACCTTTACTACGGCTAGTCCAGAGATTGATGACGCCGACCGAGATAGCCTACTAAATGTATTTATGGGTATGCCGTTGAATATTACTAATCTGCCGAGCAATATGACCGATGGGGAGTTTCAAGGATTTGTTGAGGGTTGGACTTGGACTGCAAGTCTTAACCGCCTAGACCTGACGATGAACCTATCGCCTATTGCTTTCAGCCTTCAAGCCTTCCGTTGGAACTCAGTCCCAGCAAATGAGACTTGGAATACAATCAGCCCAACTTTGGACTGGCTCAACGCTACAATAGTGGCCTAAGGAGAATAAATGGCAACGACTACTAACTATGGCTGGACTACCCCTAATGATACTGATCTCGTTAAGGATGGCGCAGCTGCTATTAGAACGCTTGGATCATCAATTGATACTACAGTTTTTGCGAACGCTGGCGCAGCGGTAGCGAAAACTATTGTTGATGCAAAAGGAGATTTAATTGCTGCAACGGCAGCAGATACAGTTGCAAGATTAGCAGTCGGAGCAAATGGAACACTTTTAACAGCAGATAGCACAGAAGCGACTGGCCTAAAGTGGGTTGCACCTGCTGGTGTCGGCGCTAACTGGTCTTTACTAAATGCTGGTGGAACTGCATTAACTGGTGCTGCAACTATTACAGTTTCAGGAATAAGTGGCAAAGATAAAATCTTGATATTTATTGATGCTGCTAGTTCTGTAAGCGCATCATCTTTTATGAGTTTAAGATTTAATGCAGATTCAGGCGCAAATTACGCATACTCAGGTGCAGAGTTTGTGTTTGCTTCAAGTTTAGTGCCTTCGGGTTTTTCAGGTGTAGCCAATACTGGTGGAACTAGTATTACTTTAGGCCGAATGGCTGGAAATGCGGCTTCAGCCGTATCAGGTTATTTAAATATGACTGGAGCAAATGCTGCTGGTGTAAAGGTTTTTGAATCATTTGGTATGGGAAGCACCTCAGGTGGAGACGGCCAAAGAGCTTACAATTATGGTGGATTCTATAATTCAGCAAGCACTATCAGTTCGGTTTCAATACTCTCAGACACAGGCAATTTTGATTCAGGCACTATCTATGATTAGAGCTATAGATATTGATTCTGACCTATCGGCACATAAGGAAGAAGCTTATGCGTTGGTTGATAAGATTCGTAAGTGCGCCAAGAAGGGCGATAAGCGCATTAAATATATTATTTATGACGGAAAGATTATGAGCCCAATACTGGGTTGGAAGCGGCGTAAATACTCAGGCCCTAATCCTCATCGTTCTCATTTCCATATTAGCTTTACAACTTTGGGAGACAAAGACAGCAGTTACTTTGACCTAGAAGGAGACAAGAATGAGCGATTTAAAAAAGATGGCCGAAAGCTGGGCAAAGACATTCCTAGCGACAGCACTAGCGACCTACCTAGCGGTGGGATTCGACCTCAATGCGATTGCAAATGCCGCTCTAGTGTCAGTCTTGCCTAGCATTATTAACTGGCTAAACCCTAACTACGAGCGTTACGGCAAAGTCCGGTAATGGTTGCAGCTGAACTCGCAACCCTAGTTGCGTCAGTCTTGGGATCAATTGCCCTACTAATTGCTGGCCTTCGTTGAGTTATTCGAGGCTCTCAAGTCGCTTTACCCAGACTTGACGCCCTTATCAGCGACCGACCGAGCAGATGGCATTACCAGCGATAGCTATATTGAGCTAAAATGTCGTAGAACGCATTATGACCGCCTATTGATTGAGAAGAAGAAGTGGGATTATCTGGCCGATATAAGGGCTAGGACGGGCGCTAAGACTCTTTATATCAATGCGACACCTAAGGGCATCTACCAATTCGATTTAGGGGCTCTAATCGAGCCTCAGTGGGTTTTAAAGAGTCTGCCGATTACAACCGATTTTAGCAACAAAGCCCATTCCGAGAGGCTATGCGGCTTCTTTGATATTCGCCACGCCGAGCTATTGCTTGTCTAAATAGATTTAAGCAAATACATTTAACCCGTTAATCCATTTAGGGATTACAGAACGGGAGCAAAATGG